CCCTATTGGTAGACCTCAGAAATCACATAGAACAAAGATTGTAGATGAATTAACAGAACAAAGTTATCAACTAATCCAACAAGATTATGAAGTTAGTTTTACTCTAACATTTAGAGGGTTAAACTTTGGTGCTTCAGAACAAGCAGCTCGTTATCTCAGCATTGGATTAGAAAGTGATAACTTAGCTTATCTATTAGCTCAGAATGGTTTTGGTTTACTTAGTTATAATTCATTTCCTAGAGCTGTAATCAATGTTAATAATACAGTTAATTATGTAAACGATACAGTTGACATTACATTATTAACAAACCGTAGTGAAGAATTTGCAATTGAACATTTCAATTCAGCAGAAATTATTGGCACATTAAAAGATGTTGCTAACGAAACGACAATAGTTGAGGTAAATGTATAATGGCTGTTGGTGAAATTAAAGTAACAGACCTACCTAAAATGTCAGCAGCAGACTTTACCGCTAATGACTTTATTTTTATTGTAGATAATGGTGAATCGGCAAAACTAATCTCTCGTCCAGATTTCTTTTCAGTTGTTCAAGCCTTAGTTAAAGGTGAGAAAGGAGATCAAGGTGTGCAAGGTATTCAGGGTATTCAAGGGATACAGGGTTTACAAGGCATCAAAGGTGATAAGGGTGATACTGGAGCTACTGGTGCAACAGGTGCTACTGGAGCAAAAGGTGATCAAGGTTTTAATGGTTGGAGTCCAGTATTCGCTGTAACGTCTGATGGTGAACGTAGAGTATTACGACTAGCTTCTTGGACTGGTGGAACTGGTACACCTCCTGTATCAAATCTATATATTGGTACTAACGGTTTTGTAAGTGATATTGCATTAGCTATTGATATTCGTGGCGCACAAGGATTACAAGGGATTCAAGGTATTCAGGGTATTGCTGGTGCAGATGGAACAGACGGTGTTGATGGAAAGACAGTAACAAGTGTTGAGTTTCTCACCGACCTATCCGTTAAGTTAACATACAATGATGCGACAACAGTAACATCAAATCCTCCGCCTAAGCAATATGGTTGGGCTAGTTATAAAGATGGTCAATATTCAGATGTATCTCCTTTAGTCGTTGCAGCAGGAACACAAATTACAGTACCTAATAATGCAAGCACAAAGATCGAAACAAACTTACCATCTGGTGTAACTACATTCTTTGATACAGTTAATAATAAATATATTATGACTGACCCTGTTGGTTTCTACACTTGTCGTATTCGTTTCAAAGTAGCTCCATCTAACCAAGAAGATTATATTAACATCTCAATGAACAAAGGTACTGTTGAGAATGTTCATAGTGAAGATCGTACAATTCGTGGCGACAATTCAATTCACGAATTTAACTTCTCTACCGTAGTTTATGGTGATAGTAACTTAGCTACTAATGGTTTACAGATTCGATTAAAGACAAATGTTCGTCCAGTAAGTATTTATAATATTGAAGTAACTGTTTCTAAATTGATTTAATAAGGAGTCTTTATGATAAATGCAAGTAAAGACCCTGTTAATATTCAAATCAACATCCAACAACCAGTAGTTACACGGTATGCTTTCTACACAGTTGGATTTATCTCAGAAAGTGATACAGCTACAGAGTATGTTGAAGTATTTCAACTAAAAGATGTTCTTGATAACGGTTATTCAGTTAGTAGTGCAGCTTATGTATTCTGTAAAATTCTATTTGCACAAAACAATAGACCTGAATCAGTTATATTAATCGCTAAGAAAACAACTGAAACTTATGCTGAAGCTTATAGTAGAAACAGAACAAGAGATTATTACTTCTTAGTATTAGAAAGTAAAGATGTTAACGATGTTTTAGCTGTTAGTACGTTAGTAAATAGTTTAAATGATTATAAGCTAATCTTCTTATCTACAACAGAAAATGTAACAGCTCAAGTACAAGGAATTGATAATATTGTTTGGTGGTATTTCACTGACTACATTATTTCTGATAACGGTGGTTATGTTTCTAGTGATGCTTTATTTGCATTACAAACAGAAATTTCAACATACCCTGAAGCAGCAATTCTAGGTAGATGTGCTAACAGCTTTCCATCAATGATTCAATGGTCACTTAAAGAGTTGAGTGGTATTGAGGTTGAATCACCAATTCCTAACTACTACGAAGATACACAAACTTGGAAGTTTGATTCATCATCTGTAATGGTATGGGATAGTGGAAATGAAGGTTCATTACAATCACCTCACATTGAAAACTTCTCACAGATTTATGAATTATTCCCATTGGCTAATTACTACGCTCAAGTGTTAGATACGCCAATTACATGGGGAAGTGGAACTACTACTGCTGGTGAATGGATTGATATTAAAGTATTCACTGATTGGATGAAGTGGGCTATTCAACAACGTATATGGAAATTACTAAGAACATCTTTAAAAGTTCCTGCTACTGAACAAGGTGCTGAACAAATTAAGTTATGTTTAAAAGAAGTGTTAGATTTTAGTGTTCAGCAACAAGGTATTGAGAAATACGAAATTAAACAACATATTCTTAACCGATCTTCTAGGTCACTTTCTATTAACTTTAACTTTTCTTACTCTCATTCAATTAATGCTGTAGATGGCGTTACTGGATATTTAACATTTTAAATAATAAATAAGGAAAAACAATGGCAACAATTGACAGCATTGTAAAGATCGTAATTGATCGACAAGCAAACAATGTTACAGTTCGTGACCTAGAAACGATTTTGGTACTAACAGAACATACTCGTTTTGCTGAGGATTATCGAATTTACACCACAACAACTGATATGTTGACTGATGGTTTTATTTCTACTGATGCAGCTTATATTGCAGCACAACGTATCTTTGCTCAAGACCCACGCCCAGCTAAAATCGTGGTTGGTAAGAAACTTGTAGCAGATGATTATGTTACAGCTCTTACTAAACAACAAGCAGCATATAACAAGTTCTTGTATGTAATTACAGATGCTACTGCTGATGTAGATAAGGTTGCAATCGCTGATTATGTAGAAACTCAATCTCGTATGATCTATGTATTCAGTGACAGTAATGCAGCAACAATCACTTCTGCTACCACTGACATTTTCTCTGTTCTCAAAGCGAAAGCTTATGATAAGTCGTTTGGTATCTACACTAAGCAATCTTCTGTAGTTATGCCAGAAGCAGCTTATGTAGGTCGTTTCTCTGCTGAACCTATTGGTAGCACAATTTGGATTTACAAAGAACTTGATGGACTTATTGCTGATACATACTCAGCTACAGAAGAAACATATTTGATTCAAAAGAACGCAAATATGTACACCAATATCGAAGATCAACCAGTAGTTTACGGTGAAGGTAAAGTTGTTGGGGGCGAACATGTCGATGTAATTTTGGGAAGTATCTTCATTGAAGTTCGTATGGGTGAATCTGTATGGCAACTAATTAAATCAGTGAATAAAATCAGCTATACAAATGCTGGTATTTCAATGGTTGAAGTTAAAGTACGTGAAGTGCTAGATCAAGCTGTAGCTCTTGGTATTCTATCTGCTGAAGATGAAATTATTGTACGTGTTCCTAATGCTAACAATCTTTCTTCTGCTGTTCGTAATACTCGTATTCTTTCAGGTATTACATTTGAAGCTCGTCTTGCTGGTGCGATCATTAAAGTTGATGGTATCAAAGGCACTGTTTACGCTTAATAAGGAGAATTATAAATGGCAAATGGTCGTCAAACAGGTAGCTTAGTACCATCTCAGGTATTAGCCGTTATTAGCCATACAGCTACAGGTATTGTTCATGTAGTTGAAGGTTATGCTCAAGATACAGCAATTGATATTGAACGTGGTGAAGCCGCTTGGACTCACGTAGTTGGTACAGATGGTTTCTTATCTCGTGTACACAACATTGATGAAACAGCAACAGCTACATTCCACTTACAACAAACAGCTTCTACTAACGATGTGTTCACTCGTATTTATGAATACGATAAGAATGACCTTCGTGGTGGTGGTATGTTCTCTATCAGTATCTTAGATAAGAGTGGTCGTACTGCATTATTTAGTACACAAGCATTTATTTCAATGCTTCCTAACCAATCGTTCGGTAATGCTGTAAACACTCAAGATTGGCAAGTAATTCTACCTTACTCTGATTGGCATATTGGTGGTAATACTAAAGCTGGTGCTGAAGTGCAAGCTGTGTTAGCTGCTCTTGGTTACACATTAGATGAAGATTGGCTAATCAACTAAGTTGATTATATTTAAGAGGGCTACTTAATGTAGTCCTCATTATTTCAAGTAAAGATGAGGTAGATATGACTAAAGCAGTTGGTAATTATGCACCATCTTTAGTTGAAGTAAGTTTGTTTGGTATTGAGATTGATGGGTTCTCAAAAGAAAATGCTGTAACAATCACAAAAGAAACAGTAACTAATACACATCGTAAAGCAATGGATGGTACTACTAATGTTTTCTTAAATAAGCATAGTGCATATAAAGTAACGATTACATTGCAAACAACTAGCGGTAGTAATTCATGGTTACACCTTATCTATAAACTGTATGAAAAGTGTGGTGTTGATTTTAAGATGCCATTAAGTGTTGTAGATAAGAGTGGTGATAGTAGATTCTTCTGCACTGATGTTTATTTTGAGAGTGTTCCAGATACAGAATTTGGAAGTTCAATAAGTAATTCAGAATGGGTTTTTATTTGTCATAACCCATCTTATACGAAAGGTGGTAATGTTCCGGTAAATGATATTATTGACACATTACAAATGTTAGATGGAGCTTTAAGAGTTGCAAATATGTTTGGTGTAGACCTCACAAGTTTCTCTGGAAAGATTGATAAGTTTGCTAATGAAGCAACAGAAAGATTGCGGAGTATTTTCTAATGGCACTATTAAATCTTCCTAACGATGTTTCAAATTTTCTTAAAGGTGCTATTACTAAGCGTGTTAAAACTTACGACCCAACAAAGAATAAGATCGTTGTTGCTGGTATGGTTCTCGATGGTGTTGTTTCTGCAACATTATCAGAACATAAAAGAACAGAATCAATTGTAGGTGTTGATAGGCAATATAACACGACATATGAAAGTTTTTCAACACAAACAATTGAAGTAACACTACTACCAGAAACAATATGCTATGAAAAGTTAGAAGAACTTGCTTGGATGTGCCATAAAAACAAGGCAATGTTTGGATTAACTATAGAAGAAAACGGTGGTGTTTTTGATAACTTTCAAGCGAGTATCATAAGCTTCGGTAGCATTACACTTTCTTTAGAAGGTGAAGATAAAACAATTACTTTTAGCGTTTCCCCTAGATATTCAATTCCAAGTAAGATCACAACAGTAGCACAAACTAATAATGATGGTATTACACCATACACAGGAAATGCTCAGACATATCCATTAGCAGAATCAGGAAGTATTACGAGAGAATCACTTCCTTTACCATTTAACATTAATCAGGAGCTACCACGAGTCAAATTAAAATTGTAGATA